CCAGAGTTGCACCTGATTGGTGGAGGCATTCGCCTGTTGGCATATAGGGAATGACTAGGGGGGTGGCCTGGGGAACGTAAGCGATTGCTGCGCGGAGCGTAGATAGGAGTCACTCCTACGCCGGTCAGCGTTTTCGGGTCATTTTTATTTATTCACGATTTCAGGGAAAAATCATTTAATCTTTTATCGCGTCAGCGATTCCATGCATGTGACGAGGACCGGAATGGAGCGCAGCGTAATGAGGACCGGAGACACCGCGGCCCGAAGAGGGCCAAGACCACCAGGTTCGTCGCTTGGGTCAGGTGCCGATGTCGGTTGCCGAAAGGATCGCTTGCGAAGCCATCTTTGCCGAGCAGCGCGAGGTACTTTTATCTAAAGCGCGTGCGCGCGCGTGGCAAGGTCTATGCCAATCATTGGTAGACCTACTGAGAGTAACGGTTTGAGTATTCCTACTAAAAGAGTCAGTCTTGTTTGGTATCAGCAAAGAAAATATTCAGATTCCCTTGACATGCGGTAGTTTTGGGCCGACACTGGTTTCAGGTAGGAATCTACCGCTAGGAGGACAACGATGGGAGACCGACCTACAGGCTATGTTGTTGACTGGGACGCAGTTATGCGGATCTCCCACCGACTGGACAGGCAGTTGTGGACCTATGCGATGCAGAACCTTGGGAAGTATCGGGTGAAGATCGATGTCGCGGGTATGATCAAGTCCGGGATCGACCGGGACAATCTTCGGAAGGCATTCCTTCGGCTTGAGTCCATGAATCTGCTCCGCAAGTTCAAGGATTCCTGGGGTGAGGTCGTGGTGAACCCTGACATCGCTCGTCCAAGGGAGTGGACGGGTCGCAACCTCCGTGACGCCAGGTTGGTATTCGCCGGCCTTCCTGTCCCTGACCTTGACATCCTTCCTGGAGAGGAGCCCTTCTGATGAGCAACACCAGGTCATGCCGGATCAAGGCAAAGCATCCCTACAAGATTTGGGTGGATGAGTGCCAGTGGACCCCGCTTGAGTTGATCGTTATTCACCCAACTGGAGCGCGTGGCTGTGGCAAGACCTACACCATGCTCAAGATGTTTGAGGATGCGAGGCGGGCACTCACAACCTCCACCATCCCCACAGAGAACCGCTACGTCTGGATCACCAAGAGCGTGTATCTCTCGCTGGGTGGGACCGAGGCGACCTGGCCCTACCCCGACAGTGACGCCGGCATCATCCCCGAGCCAAAGGAGGAATCCAAGTGACCCAGTCCATCGAACTGCGCTTCCGCATGAGACTACCCTTCCCCGAGGGATGGCACGACTCAACGATTCGGTCATGGATAGGTCCAGGCTGTGAGCGCATCGCCATGATGACCTACGAGGAGTTCTGCGCCGACAACCCCGAGTTCACCTTCATCCTGGTGAATGTCCATCACACCGAGGAAGTCCTGGCTGAAACCATCGTCCCTCCTGGGTGCAACTGATGCGGGCCCTGTCGCTCTGCACTTCCGCTGGGCTGTGGGACAAGGCTTGGATCGAAGCCGGCCATGAGGTAATCCCTGGCTGTGAATTGATGCCCCACAAGCGGGCCATCTATGAAGCCTTCTGTGGTGGGATGCAGTTCAAGCATCTGTGTGCCGACATCAAGGATCTGCCGGACATCATCCGTGGGCAGCACTTCGACGGCATCATTGGTGGTATCCCCTGCCAGACCCGTTCCAAGACCAGGGCCATGCGAACCCCGAAGTTCCCCGACCTTCTCCCTGAATTGCTGGCCGTCATGGAGGCTTGCACCTTCGACCGGGCACTCTTTGAGAACGTGTCAGCACTGGACATCCCTGGCTTCAAGAAGCAGCGCATGGACGCCATGCACTACGCTAAGCCTCACCAGAGCCGCGCCAGGTGGTTCACCTTCACCCCGAATCTCACCCCCCCCAGTCCACTGTTCCATGGCAGCGTTGATACCCTCATGGCCTATCCTGTGGTTGCGGCCAAAATCTATGGCCCGAAGCGCGGTTCCGTCCTTCAGGGCTGGCCAGAGTTCCACCAGTTGCCGTTCCCGTGTATCCAACTCCAGGAAGCACTTGCTGATGGCGTTCCCCGTGGGCTTGCCGATGCCTGGATTCGCTCCATCGAGCATGAAGTCATGCCTGAATTAAATTTTTAATTTCAAAAACGGAGAGAAAATGATTCCAACAATTATTGTCATCCTGTTCGTCGGGCCGGCGTGTCTGTTCATCGGCTACCTGGTGGGCATCTTCACCATGAGCGACTACCTCTGCGCCAAGCACCACGTTGACTACGCGGAACGGGAACGCATCATGCGTGAAGGGGAGGAGGAAGCATGAGCAAGAAACTGCTGCTCCAATCCTTATCGCTCATCGCTCTGACTATGGTGTTTGGGTTTATCCTCGCAGTTCTGTTCATCAGGTAGGAGTGATTATGCGTCCGATTGGAAGCGACAACTTCGTTAGGATCAGGGAAGCAAGCGACCATCGTAAACTCAACCCTCCGGTGGTGAAGATCGGTGCGGAGTTGATGGAGGTTGAGGATTTGGGTCCATTAAAGGGAGACGATCTCATTCTTGCCATCACGGCACGGCACATCCACAAGCAACTGCTTAGGAAGTCGTTCATGGATGGCATGGCCCAGCGTAACCAAGAACTTGACCGGCACTCCCGGTGGCGCGTCCACTTCGGCGTGGTCAGGCATTACTTGTCCTTTCTATGGGAAGCAGTTTGTGGTCGCGGAGACGCCTATACCAAGGACTCAGACTGGTAATCTGCAAACTTTGTGTTGCATACTCCCTGCCCTGGACCTAACCTTGGGAGGGAGATTCATATATGGACGCAGACACAGCCATCATCGACCACTTGGTTGACGTAACCGGAACGCCCGTCGAGAAGGAAGCATGGCACCGTGTCGCCCGTAAAATGAAACTCTGCCGGGAAGGTCTGGAGGCAGTCCTGACTTCTGAGGCCGAAGCTGCCCATCTCATCGCTACCCTGTATCTCAACCCGAAGTAAGGAGAACCATGAACATCAGGCTGGATGGCAAGAAGTGGGCAGAGATGCTCAAGGGTCTACTCCCGAGAGAGGTAGTGGTGTTCCTGTGCATCGCCTCCATGGGACAGGGCTATCAGGTGCAGTTCAAGATGGAGGAGTTGGCTGCGTCCACGGGGATGTGTCGGATCACCCTGCGCCGGTCCCTGCGTGCGCTGGAGCGGGAGAACCTGGTCACACTCATCGAACAGAGCGCCGGCCCTACCGCCAAAACCACCCTGGCGCTGAACCGTTCCTGGGTGACGCTGGAGGACAAGTAGCATGGACGAGATTTTTACCAGACCTGGAAAGTTTCGCATCGACACGGACATCATCAGGGTTGACCCAAGGGTGGTCATCCATGTCATGTCTAGGGTCCTGGTAGTGAGCGCCGTGTGCCAGTATTGCGGAGTGATCGAATACGAAGGCTTTTCCGACGAGTTCGATTTAGAAATTGAGAAGGGGTTCGTTCATCCCTACTACGATGTCGTTGTCACCGTTGCCGATGATGGGTCCAAGTCGATTTCTTTCAAGAGGCGCATATGATAGCGTGGACCAATTACCAGAAGAACAACCTCATCGGTCAGATCATGGACCTTGCCACCAACGTGGACAACTTCCGGCAGGTTCTCATCCTAACCATGTCTCAGGACGGGACCATGAACGTGGTTGAGAGGCGTGTGGATGACGCCACCAGTATGGAAGCCATCGGGATGTATCGTTTGATGGCTGCGGATCGTGAACGCGATTCGCTGTCCGCATGGCGCGACAACGACTATCCCAACAGGTCCAGTGACGAGGATGACGATGGCTGATTCCCCAAAGCCGATCTCGGACACGGTAGGGCAGATGCCCCTGACCATCCAGGAGGCCATGTCTGGCTACTTCCAGAACAATGCCTGTCTCGGGGAAGGCGATCTCCGTGTCCCAGTGACCCTGGAAGCACTCCAGCGCAACGAGTCCCAGGATGTGTGGACCATCGGCAACCGCAAGTTGGGTCGGGCCAACGTCATGGAACTGTCCCTGGACATGGTTTCCAGTGGCTACAGCATCACTTCCCTGTTCGGCATCACCGGCTTCCCCAAGCCGCGCACCTTCATGCAGTGGATGACCGACTACAAGCCGTTCGCGGACCTGATGGAACAGGCTGAGAAGATGCGTGCCATCATCCTGGCGGAACAGGCCCTTGACATCGTGGACTCGTCCGATGCCAAGACTGCCTTCAAGAACAAGATCAGGGCTGACGTTCGCATGAGACTGGCCGAAGCCTTCAACCCTAAGAAATACGGCAAGAAGCAGCAGATCGATGTGACGCATAACCTGGACAACCTCTCCAGCGAGGAAACCTGGAGCCGCTTCCGGTCGATCCTGGTTGCCCACAAGGACATGATCGCGGAGCGCACTGGCATCAAGGTGGAGATCCCGTGCGAGGACGCAGAGATCGTGGAGACGGTCGTTGAGGAAACGCCAGAGGTTGACCCGATGACCCTGGGGATGCAGGGCACGCCCGTCCCGGTTGAGGACGAGTGGACTGAAAATCTTCATCTGTGAGGTAGAAATGCCCATCTATGCTTATCGCTGCGTCGAGTGTCATCGTGTTGATGACCTGTTCCGCAGGATGGACCAGCGCGAGGAACCGCACCGATGCACGGTCTGCGGTGGCGAGTCGAAGCCCATCATTTCGGTGTGCGGCTTCCAGATGCCTGGATTCAAGAACGGACAGGCCATCACCGAGAACGGAGAGTAGATGCCAAGGCATGACGGTCTTTCGGGTATCAGCGAGGGGTTGGGACTCGCCAAAGCGTTCCTCGCCCTGGAGGCCGAGTCTGCCTTCCTGACCATCGGTGTGGCCAAAGATCCATACGTGCCACAGAAGGAAGTTCTCAATAGTTTCAAGAAAATCAAGGCTTGCTTCGGTGCGAACCGCTGTCTGCGTGAGACTTCCGACATCCTCATGGCCGATGGCACCACCGAGACGCTCATCAACACCCAGGTCGGGGATATGGTCATGGCCTACGACTTCACCCTCAAGGCATTCGTGCCGGCCAGAGTGAGTGAGGTGTTCCACAATCCCCCCATGCAGATCCTCCTGTTCAAGCACTCGCAGGGTGTCCTGGAGTGTTCGGCACGGCACAAGGTTGCCGTCATCTACCCCACGGGGCGCACTGGATGGGCCAGAGTCAAGAGAGCGTCCTTCCAGCAACTCCCGGTCATTGTCCGAGACAAGAATGGGTGCCCCATCCTGTCCGATCTCAAGTTCATCGGTGAGATGGAAATCGAAACAACGATGGACCTGTGCATCGACCATCCAGACCATGCATTTGTGGCTAACTCCATTGTAGTCAGCAATTCTGGCAAGACTCACGGTATGGCTTACAGCGTGGCATGGGATGCTACTGGTCTATATCCAGACTGGTATACTGGCCCAAAATCGAACCGTGGCATCGACTGTTGGGTGATGGGTGACACCGGTGCCAATACCCGTGATGCTTGCCAGAGGAAGTTGTTTGGGACCGACCCCGAGCGTCCAGGGTGGACGGACAAGCCGGGTATCCATGCGCTCATCCCAGCCAAATACATCATTGGCAAGCCTACGCGCCAGTCTGCTCCGTCAGGGTTGTTTGATACCGTGCGGGTGAAGCACGTTCCTTCGGACACCATTAGCACGATCTCCTTCAAGTCACACCAGATGGATCGTCAGGCCCTCGCTGCGTGGAACGGCGATCTGGTCTGGATCGATGAGGAACCGCCTCTGGACATCCTCATGGAGATGGTCGCCCGTGTCATGGACAACAAGGGACGCATCCTCCTGTCCATGTGCCCCCTGGATGGCGTGACCCCCACGGTCAAGTTCCTCCAGCAAGGTCCGCAGGATCTCATCGAGTTGCGCTACCTGACCCACCGGGACGCCAAGCACCTTGACGAGACGGAGAAGGCGAACATCGCCCGTTTGTATGCGTCGAACCCAGCCATGCTCCTGGCCAGAACCGAGGGCAGGGCTACGCAGAACAGTGGGCTCATCTTCCCGTTCTCTGCCGACAAGATCCTCTACAACCCCAACCGGATCTCGATCTCGTCCCGCTGGAAGTATCTTGGCGGTCTTGATGTAGGCTGGCGTCACCCCACGGCTGCGGCTGCGCTTGCCTGGGACCCCATGAGCGATGTGGTCTACTGCTACGCAACCTACGAGCAGACGGAACGCCCTCCGCTCTATCACCATGCTCAGTTGCAGTCCTGGGGCGAGAACATGACGTTCATGATCGACCCTGCCTCCAACCAGGTGAACCAGGCTTCCGGCGACAAGGTGCTGGAGGAGTTCTGGAAGTGCGCCCACGGTCCCGAGTTTGCGGACCTGGAGGAACCACGACGAAAATACATCAAGGCCGACAACTGTTTCCAGACGGGCATGGGTGCCATGTGGAACCGTTTCGAGGAGAAGCGGCTTCTTATCAGCCAGAACCTGCGGAGTCTCATCGAGCAGTATGAGTCGTATGGCTGGGACAAGGACGGTAAGGGCCCAAAAACGGAAACACCAGAGTTGCGTTATGACATCATCACTTCTTTGCGCTATGCGGTGATGGGTATACACGAACATGCCCACCGTTTAGATGAGATACCGCCATGGAAAGAATCGGAAGATTTTGATGACCCTATGGACATTCATGATTGGAAGCCGTATCGTTGCGGGAGGGACACTATGTAAGTGCCCTTGACGCGAGGGACGGTATGGCGGATTTGTCACAGGGTCTAAGCGCGATGGCTCCCGCAAGAGTCCCTGGAACACCCACCAACGGCATGATGACGATCACCCCGCCCATGTATGGGGAAGGTGCCCCGGAGAAGCAGGACGAGTCGGTTGGCGAACAACCGATGATGGAGGAGAAGCAAATCTCTGCCATCGAGAAGTTGGTCGGTCAGTTCAATCAGGAAATCGACTTCGCGGAGAGTGGCCGGCTTCCCAAGGAATACAAGTGGATCAAGGTCGAGCGGTATCTTGCTGGCAAGGATGTCCAGGAACCGCCCGATGGTTACGAGGAATCGACGTTCTTCTACAGGCGTCTACCTCGTATCGTCCAGGTCGGTAAGGCGAAGCTATTCAAGCACGTTTGGCCCATCCAAGGCCGTCCGTGGGAGATAAAGGCTTCGCCCCGACACGGGCAGGGTGACTACGATCATCTTGAGGATCAGCGGATCTCTAGGCTGCGGGAGGAAATCGAGGATCAGTCCGAGGCCATGGAAATGGAAAACCTCATGGACGATACCTGCGAGTTCATGGCGTCCCTGGGTTCAGCCGTTGCCTACGGCCCCGTCCAGTTGAGCGAACCGCGTCTGCGTTGGGCCGATGGCGACGAGACGATTGATGAGTCCGACAAACTCAAGCCCATGTGGAAGTTCTACGATCCCAAGCATGTCTACCCCGATCCCAATGGGCGCAGGGCACAGGATCTTGAATATGTCTACTTCCACCATGTCATGTCCGCGCACCAGATCCGGTCCCTACAGGATGACCCCACGTTCATCAACGAGGAACTGGCTGAGTTGCTGCTGGACATGCCCTACGGCAACTGGGCAGGGAACCTTAAGAAGTGGGAGACGGCCCCGAATCAGACCAGCCTGAGCAACCAGGGCGTGTCGAACAACATCACGATGAACCGCTTCATCGTCTGGATGCGGGTCGGGCTCCTGACGGCAGAAGCCCTCAAGGATCTCGGGGAGAAGTTCCCGAAGATCAAGGATCTTGATGCCGAGCAGACCAAGGTGATGACCGACTCCATGTGGGAGATTTGGTTCTGCGGGGACCATGTTCTCAAGATCAGCAAGCGGAAGTTCCAGCCCAAGAGGATGCCGGTCAGTTTCATCCCCTTCCGCCGCGACCCTACTTCGATCTTCGGGATCGGTGCTGGCGAGGCTGCTCTGGAATGCACCGAGATGCTCATCAACATCGTCCGGTCGATTGACGATGCTCTGGCTGATACCTCCGGGTTCCAGGCCATGATCGACGCCGGCGCGGTTGAGAACAAGGATCTGACCATCAAGGGTCGCAAGACCTGGATCTACCGGAACAAGGGCACGGCGCGTAAGGAAGGTCCGAATGGCAAGCCCATCGACTTCTTCACTGTCCCGTCCAACCTCCCGCACCTCCTGGAGTGCTTCAAACTCTTTGAGTCCATGATCCCGGTCTGCACTGGGTTCAGTGAGATGACCACGGGCATCGACATGGGTTCCGGTGTCCGCACCGACTCGATGATGAACGAGGTGTGGGCCGCGCTGGAGGAGTTCATCAAGGACGTTGTGGGCAACGTGGACCGCTACTGGTGGAAGCCGTTCCTGCGGGACTCCTACAACTGGATTCAGGCTTACTACCCCAACGCAGCGGAGTTCAAGACGGCAGCGAACCTCCAGGTGCAGGGCGTGCGTGGTGCTTTGCGGCGTGAACTAGTGGGGCGGAAGATTGCCGATCTCTACAAGGAACTGCACCAGTTCGGGCTCCCTGATTGGTTTGATGAAATCTTCCTGGCAAAGATTATTGCAGAGGGGATGGGCGTCGAGGAGGAGAAGGCCGTTCTCACTCCGCAACAGTTCGTGGAGAAGCAGCAACTCAAGGCGGAACAGGCTAAGGCCATGGCCGCAGCCAAACAGGCACCGGAGGACGCATCCAAGGAGAAGGAACGCGCCCACACCTCCAGCCGGGACGCCATGATGGACTCCTTCAAGAGTCTAGTCGGCCAGGACCCCAACAACCCGGTCTTGATCCCGCTCATGGAGAAGATCCTCAAGTTGACCGGAGAGGTTGACCCGAAGGCGACTGCCGCCCTGTCGATCTGGTCCAAGATGATCGCGCAGAACCTCATGGCGCAGGGAGTGGCAACCCAGGAGGAAGCGCAGATCCTAGAGCAGCCAATGAAGGCTGACAACCCCCTGGAACTGGCCCCTGGTGCCCGTAACCCTGAACAGGCTGCACAGGCAGCGCAGACCGGGCAGACGCCCAAGACGCCACCTAACCCCGTGCCGGCCATGCCGACCACACAGCAGATTCCTGGGGGTATGGTATGAGCGAACGCAGCCAATCACTCGCGCAAGACTTCACAGACAAGTATGGCGTTGACTATAATGACGCTAACTTGATTATGGCGGAACCTGCGCTCAATATGTTCAAGCACATGTATTACGGTGTGATTGACGATCTGCGAGAGGAACCCGATCTAGCGGTTGAAGGTCTTCGCCTCCAGGGCAAGGCCCAGGTGCTTTGGGATATTTTGCATATTCCAGAGGAAATTGAAGAAATTCGAAATTCGAGTTGACCCCAACCAAGGGTCGCTGGCATCCCGCCAGTCCCCAGGGGGAAGGAGCAGTAAATGGGTATTCACGGCATGAGGACGAGTGGCACCAAGGCGCGAACCAACGCTCAGTTGGGCGATGACGGTCAGGAGAACCTGGCCAGACTCGCTGCACTGGGAGTCACGGTGAACGACGATGGTTCCATCTCGTCAGACGCTTTCGAGGGAGACGGTTTCATCGGTGAGGAACCCGGAGACGGCACCGAAGTCGATGAACCAACCCCGGCACGACCCGCAGTTGACCGGATTGAAGTGGAGGATGACGTTGTTGCGGATCTTCCCGGTGATGAGCCGGCAGAACGCACCGACCATGCCGCTCCGCGCAAGCCAGGTGAACAGACGGAGGAAGGACTCGCCAAGAGGGAAGCAGACGCCCGTAAGGCCCAGTCGGAGTTGTCCAAGACTCAGGTCAAGGTCAACGCTCAGATGGCTGCGCTGGACAAGCGTATCTCGGACCTGGATGACAAGATCCAGCAGTATGCGGTTCTCCAGGCTACGGCAGGTTCCCTGCCCACCAACCTGAACCCCGCCGACGAGGAGACGGTCAGCCAGTATCGTGAGGACTACCCCGAAGCAGTAGGGGTGATGGAGTCCATCGCTGCGCCTCTGTATGGCGAGATCAGCCGGCTGCGTGAGCAGTTGAACGCAGTGGTCAAGAAGCAGGGAGAATATTTCTCCGATCTGAGGACCAAGGAAGTTTTTGGTGCGATCTACGCGAAGATCCCCAACGCGACTGAGATTGCGGAAAGTCCAGAGTTTCATGCATGGCTGGGCAACATCCGTTCCGACCGGAAGCGTGCGCTCTACGCGGACATCATCAGTAACACCACGAACTACACCACCGAGGATGCCCTGGAGGTCTTTGAGGAATACGCTCAGGCCACTGGGACCAACCTTGGGACGCCGAAGCCCGTGCATCACACGGAGATGGACCGTTCCCCTGCCATGCGCTCTGGTAGCGCACTCCCCGAGGCCCCGGCCCCGAGGCGCAACAACCCAAGCAATGCACTCACGCCGTTCTCAATGGAAGAACTGAGCCATTTCGGTGAACTGATCCGAGAGGCACAGACTCCGCAGGAACGGGACATCCTCAACAAACGACTCCTCCTGTCCCAAAGTGACCTTGAACTCAGCGGTGCCCATCCACGGGAATACCGCTAGTCGCACACAAGGTCGGGACCACAGAAAGGTAACATCATGGCCATCACCCGCACCCCCCGACCCTCCCCCGATACCGGCCTCACCGATGCCGGCAAGACCGCCCTCATCGAGAACGTCGTTGAAGGTCTGACCTTCGACATCCTCCGGCGCGAGTCCATGCTCGGTCGCATCAGCAACACCGAGGCGATGAAGAAGTTGGAGAACTTCGGCGACACCATCACCTTCCGCGTCCTGAATCCTCCCGCGATCAGCGCCTATGTGGTCAACCAGGATCTCGTTCCTGAAACTGTCAGCGGCACGAACTTCACGGTCACGGTGGACAACGCCTTCTACGGCTACCCCACGCTGGACCCCATCGACATCAAGCAGATCAACCT